ATCTGGCCCACACCTCGCGGGCCTTTGGCCGGGTGACCACAAAGCAGATTGATCGGCCAGGCCGGTAGGTGCCAGCCTGAAGATCGTCGAATAGGTCGAGGAGATTGGCCTCCATGTCGACTTCGAAGCGCCGGGCGCTCGCGGTGTTTCGCTTGTGCCGTCGGCAATCGTAGTAGGCCTGGGCCAGCTCCTCGAAGGTGAAGCTCGCAACGAGTGAATCTGCGGACGGGGCGGACGAGAAACTCGTTGTTCTTGTGGTTGTTGTTGAGCCAGCCATCCTCAAAGTCCATGTTGTAGGCGTTGTTGGCGGAGCGCTGCGACCTATCGTGCTATCTACGTCGCCAGGACGATTGCTCAGCCTGGAAACTGCGCCGGACCTACCAGCATTCGGTGGCGGTATCCGTGCTGCGCATGGCGGTGATCACAGATCAGCGGCACGACCAGATTCAGCGTGCAGGCAGGAGGGCCGTAACCCTCAAGCAGCGGACGCGGTTGCGGATTTCTTCCAGGCGTTCGCCTGGCGGCCTACTGAGGCCGTGAGCTTCATTGCCTTGGCGTGCTGACCTTTGCTGATCAAGCCCTTGTTGGTGAGGGCGCGCAGCAGGTAGTTCAGCATCCAAACGCTTTCAAGCAGGAGGTTCAGGTGGGGCAGCTTGTCTCTGGCCATGTTGGCCCGACCAATCAGCACCAGGGCTTGAAGGCACTCGTCCCGGATCTTCGACCCGACGACCTGCTTGAGGTCGCGCGGTATGTTTCGGACCAGGTCGAGCGAAAGGCCGAGCAGTTCCTCGGCCACCTTGTGGATTTCAAGCTCTGTGTGCAGGGCCATCCTGGCCTCCTAAAAGCGAGGGCGCCAAGGCGCCCAGGAATGAAGAATTGGATTACGGAATAAATCTGCGGACGGGGCGGACGAGAAACTCGCTGTTCATGCGGTCGTAGTCGAGCCAGCCACCCTCAAAGTACACGCCGTAGGCGTAGTAGGCGGAGCGCTGCGAAGACGACCAGTGATAGGCCTTCTCGAACAGCTCAGGAACGTTCGCCTCTGATACCTGCAGTTCGCGCCTGGCGGGCAGGTAGAAGTCGTTGTGCCCGTCGGCGGTGAACTCGCTGGCCAGCTTGGCGGCTGGGTGTTCGTTGCTGTCAGCCAGAAGCGCTAGGGTGTTGGCCAAGCCATCACTGGCACTGGTCGCCCCCTCAACTTCCTCGCCATAGCCGCCCCACGCCGCACGCAGCTGCTCGGTCAGCAGCGGCACGATCAGGTAATAGTCCGGCGCCCCATCCTCACCGCGAACCAGTCCCGCGTTATAGCCACCTTGCTCAGGCCAGTACGAGCCAAGGGCGGGAACTCCGGCAGGCGCGGGCTCGATGGCTGCATAGTTGAGCAGGCGGTCGAACTCACGCTGGATGATGCGAGACGCCACACTGGCGTCAATGCTGATGTTGACTTGCTCCATGGGTGCTCCTTATGAAAATTGGGGCAGGCGGCCGGCGCTTCCCGGCGTGCTTCTGGTCTGAACGCTTTCCTGGCGAACCCGGAATCGCCTGCAGAGAAAGGAATGAAGGGGTGAATTACTGAAGGATGAGGCTGCGGACGGGGCGGACGAGAAACTCGTGGCTCTTGTGGCGGTCGTAGAGCCAGCCATCCTCAAAGTCCAAGTTGTAGGCGTAGTCGGCGGAGCGCTGCGAGCTCAGCCAGTGCCAGCTATCTTCGCGTACGGTAACCAAGCCGTCCGACTTGGCCGCCATCACCAGCTGCCCTTCCAGGCAGGACGGGATGAATGCACCCAGCTCCAAGGCCTTGATAGCGATCTGGCTGCCAGCTTCGGCCATGGCGCGGGTGTTCGACTCGCCATCGCTGTAGCTTCCAGCACCTTCGATCTTGGCGCCGTACTCGCCCCAGGCGCCTTCGAATTCGTCGTCCAGCAGCACCAAGGCGCGTTCTTGGCCGTTCAGCCAGTAGCGGGTTACGAAGATGCCGCCGGCCAGTGGTTGACCGCGCTCAGGCAGGTCGGCGGCGGCGATGGATTGCAGTGCAGATTTGGTCATGACTTTCTCCAGGGTGTAGGCCGCCCTCCATGGCTGGTGGCGGTGACGTGATAATTGGGGGATTACTTCAGGATGGCCCTAGCGCAGGCCTGTATCTCGATCCAGAGCGCCGACGATGGCCGCGCTTCATATTTGACGAGGGCCTTGGCGATGCGCACGGCCAATTCTTCTTTGCTACCGGTTGGCGCTGCCGGCGGCTGGTGGGCAAGTTGAATCGGCAGATCGAACTGGCCGGGAAGGTCGATTCTCATGCGTCGCGACTCCTCGATCTTCTATTAGCCCGCTCGGTGGCAGGCTAATTTGTTGCTGGCGCCGGCCGTGCCGGACGCGCGCGGTGATGCGTTTCAAGCGGAAAGCTCCATGTCTCGGTCATGCCAGCCGGCAAGCCACCAGGCGCTATCGACCGACATTTCTGGGTGAGGCTGATAGGCTCGGCACCGGCCAGCAGCCCGAGTTGTACGCCCGTGGTAGTAGGGCAGTGGGTGGATCTTTTCCGGCTTGACTCTTGGCATGGCTACCCCCGGCACCGCTGAAGCGGGAAGTTGATGGCGAATGCCGCCAGGATCCGCTCTAGCTTGCGATTCCCGATCCCCAGCTTCGCGGTTACCCGGGTCCGAGAATCGCCGGCGTCACGGAGAGCGATAATCTGATCGGCGAGCGCTCGATCTTCCTTTTCCTGATCAGCCGCGGACTTCGTTGGCCGGGCCTCCCTGGGCGGGGAGAAGAACTTGAAGCCCTCCCGCGCCGCGACACCCCATAGCGCGCCCTTGGTTTCCCCAAGGAGCTCCGCCACCTCCCCGCAGCTCATGGTCTTGGCCAGCTCGGCGATCTTTGCAGCGCGGGCCCTGGCTTGGGTTACCTGCTGTCTTTCTGCCTTGCGTGTGGCGGGCCGGGCCGGCTTCTGCTTGGGCTCTGGATGCTTACGCTCAGGAAGCGGCCGGTAGGTGAATCCCTCCAGCTCGACAAGCTGACCACCAGAGGCAAAGAAGGCCGCTTGTGCGGCCTCCAGGTCGATTGATGGGGTCATGCTGCCTCCTTCATCCGCTCGCGCATATCCTTCTCCAGGTCGCCGAGCTCTTCCAGAAACGCCTTGATCTCGGCCTCCATTTCGCGGATGCGCTTGAAGTCGCGCTCGAAGCGGTGACACACGTACTGAATCGGCTCGGGCAGGCGGTCGTCGTAGCTGACGAAGTCTGCCCAGGCCCTGCCGGTGCAAGCCATCTGGGCCAGCATCTGCCATTCGTACTGCGGGTCGTGTCGCTCGGACTGCATGGTGGCGATGTGGGTGGCTGTGTTCGGGCACTTGATCTCAAGCACGCCATCCTCACCGACCAGCCCGTCTGGCGAAGCGCCAAAGCCAGGAATGCTTGGGTGCATGACCAGCCCGGTTTCAATCACCATCAGGCCTTTGTCAGCCTCGTAGGCCATGCACGCAAACGGCTCAAGCTCGACGCCGCGCTGCACGGCGGGCTTGCTGGACAGGTCTGGACCGCTCTGCTGACCGGTGAGGCGCTCGCACAGCAGCTCCATCATGTAGTTCTTGCGGGTAGCAGACGGCGCGCCACCGCGGCCGCTCGCCATCACGTCTTTCACCCGGCTCGCCGTGACACAACCAAGGCGTGCCGCGAACCATTCAGCGCTACGCTGCTCCATCTAACACCTCCTCAGATTCGCCATCGATGGGCGCCGATTCTGCCTTGATGGCATCGGCGCGCTTAGTGACCTCGGCCTTGAATCGGGCATGGCCTGTCGCGTCCTTGGTCTGCCTCATTGCTGAGGTTCCCTGCTGGTACACGTCGGTCAGTGCCTCCAGGCTCCCGGCCTTCTGTGCCAGCGAGATCCAGTTGTTCACCATCTCTGGGTCGGTAGGCGCCGAGCCAGCCACGCTGGCCAGGCCCTCGCCGCCATCGGTGTTCAAGTGGTGAATGGCTTGCTCCAGGCGCTCGGTCTTTGGCCAGTATTTGTAACCGCGCTTCACCACGGTCTTCTTGGCCATCTCGCCCGGGTCGGTGACCCATGGGCAGGATTTGTTCTTTCTGACCCAGGCCTTCCAGGCGCTTGAGCGGTCCCGGATGGCGTTCACATCCTCGAGGCTCATGGTTTCGGTCAGGTAATCGCCGTCGGCGGTCTTGACCACCACGTACACGCCGATCACCTCGCCGCGATCCTTGGCGAACGGGTTGTAGGAATGGGTCGGCGGCTTGTCGAAGCCGTTCAGGCTGAAAGCGTCTGCGGCGTAGACCAGTTCGGCCTGCGCCCAGCGGATGGCGCCGGTCGACATGGCCAGGTCCATCAAGCCGATGTAGCTGATGTCCAAGCAGATGCGGCCGTCTCGCGGTACCAGGTACGCTTGCTTCTTGGCCGGGTTCAAGCTGATGCCGATGGCGGCGATGTTGGTGATCGCATTGGCCACCGACTGCCGGTTCTGCATCGCGACCTTGGTTGCGTACTCGCTCGAGGTGATCACCTGGATGGCGAATTCGGCCTCGCGCTCGAAGTTCAGCGAGCGATCCGTCAGTACGTTGGCGAACTGATTCCGCTGGGCATAGATGTCTTGCGAGATTATGGCTACTGCCTGGCTCATGGCGACCTCAGTAGGAAATGGCTATGTTCGGGATCTTGCGCTGAGCGATTAGCTTGACCGCCTGCTTGGCGCAGGACTCAGGCATGCCCTCGGCCATAAAAGCTTCAAGAGCAGCACGGTTGATGCTGCGGCGGTGCGCTTCGTCGCGCTCGCGGGCTTCCTGCTGCCGGACGATTTCGGCGGCAGCGGCATCAGCCCGGCGCCGCTCCTCCTGGCGCGCCTGCTCGGCTGCTTCTTCTTGCCGGCGGGCGGCGGCCTGGCGCTCCTGCTCCATCCGCTGCTCGGTGGCAACGCGGTCGGCCTCGGCCTGAATGCGGGCGCGCTCGGCTTGTTCGGCCTGCAACTTGAGCTGGAGGCGCTGGTTCTCGGCTTCGCGCTCTTGCGCAGCGGCCTGGTCAAGCAGTTCCTGCTCGCGGCGAGCTGCCGCTTCGCGCTCGGCTTGCTGCTGCTGGGCCACGCGCTGGCGCTCGGCCTCGACAGCGGCCTCTTGTGCTGCCCGGATGCGGTCTTGCTCGGCGCGTTCTTCTGCTTCGCGGCGCAGGCGGGCCAGCTCGGCTTGCCCTTCCTCGAACTGCTCCCGCTTCTGTAACGCTGCCCGCAAGGTGGTCAGCACCTTGTCCTTGGTGTTCGCTGCCTCGGCCTCGAATTCCTCCCAGTGATCTCCGAGCTGCATGCCTTCAGCCTCGGCGATCAGGCCCTTGATGTGCAGCGAGGACAGTTCGCCCAAGTCGTCTGCCAGCGTCTTCAACCAGTTCAGGCGATCGTTGTGTCGATCAATGCGCGCATCCTCGGCAGCTTCCCACTCGGTGAGCGGGCGGCGCGTTTCGTCCCGCAGCGCATCCATCTTGGTCACGAAGTCGCGAAGCTCGGCCTCGACCACCTTCGGCATTTCCTTCAGGCGGCGCAGGTAGTCGCGACCCGGCTTCTCGACAGCGGTCTTCGACTTGCTGACCTTGGCGGCCAGGCTGGCGATGCGTTCGCGGCCCTTGCGGGTGGTGAGGTCGGGCACTTCGCCTTCAATCTCCCCCTTCACCAGGTCGATGAATTGCTTCAGGCCGCCGGCCACGTAGATGGCTGGAGCGTTCTCTTCGCTGATCTGCTCGATCGTGATCAGTTGCTGTTGTGCGGACATGCGAAACTCCCGCGCCATCCATGCGGTGGGCGCTGATTAAATGGTTATTGGGTGATGGAGCCGGCCAGTGCGCTGGCGAGCATGAAGAAGGTGCAGGCGAAGAGCATGGAGAAGGAACCGCGCCAGTAGCTCATGCTGCGTCAGCTTTGAACTGTTCGGCGCGGTCGGCAGCAAGGTCGGCTGCAATCTCTTCGGATCGAGCCCTGGCGTACTCTTGAGCCCAGGGGCGGATAAGCGCTTCTGCAACATCGTGCAGCGCTGTTGGGCGACCACTCTTGGATTGGCCTACAGCCTCGACCGCCAGGTCATACGCCTTTCGATGCACACCGCGACCGTCGGCGATGATCTCGCAGATCATCTTCTCGATCGGATACTCGCGGTTGTCGGTCAGCAGCGGAGCGATGTGTTCTTGCGCGCCCAGGTGCTCGGCCAGGGCCTCGTACAGCGATTGCGGCGTGACCAGCGATACAGCCTTGCCGTGGGCGCGCGGCGCCGTGACGTTCTCGCCGCAAATGAGGACGTTGATAGATTCGTAGAGCCAGTCGGCTCCGTCGACAGTTTCGAGGAAGTCAGTCATGGCTTTTCTCCATTTCCAGGATGCGCGCCAGGGCGCAGGCCTCGTTGTGGTCACGGCGGAACCCACGGACTTTGCCGTCACGGGCATCCACCACATGGAAGAAGTCGCGACCCGCGGGCTTCACTTGGAACCGGAACATGATCACCGGCATTGCCCGGCCGATCAGGCTGTACATTTCCGCTGTAGCGATCACAGAGCGCTGGCGGAGCGTGGTCAGAATGTCGCGACGAGTTTGAATGCTGGTATGCATGGTCGCCTCTAGGTGGTGGGTTACTCGGTGGGTGGGGTGAGGTGTGGCTGCCAGTGCGTCACGCGGTGCTCGAAACGTGATCCATCGCCATAACGCCAGTCGATTCCGTTCCAGTAGAGGAAGCGGGCACCGTTGAAGACGCTCTGTGCTTTGCGTGCTGGTGTGTAGGCGATTACCCAGGCCTTGCCGCCGCCCTTGGGCAGCTCAGGCATGCGCTCAGAGCATTTGATCCAGCCGCTCATGGCTCTTCTCCACGGCTCCGGCGCTCGGTTGCCATTTCCATGTCCAAATCATGTCGCTCCTCGCTGATCAGCTCAGCTACAGCACTTTCGATTTGAGCCATGGCCTGCTGATCGTCAGCGGCGCGGCGAATCATCACGCGCAGCAACTGAATGGCCGCATCAAGGCGTGTCGGGTAGACATGGGCCGAAAAGCCGCTGCTTGAAGGCTCCTGAACCATGACCTGGCCGGAAACGTTCATTCCGCTCATTGGGTGATCCTCAGGACCGCATTGGCCAGGAGCCAGGCGCGGGTGACCAAACCCACCGTGAAAGGTGGCCTGGCGCCTGCCTAATGCGGTCGTATGTGAAGGTAAGGGGATGCGGGATGCATCGGGAGCCACTCTCCGGGGCAAACCGGGTGTCGGGACACCTCACCATGCGGCGAGACGCTACCCACGCTCACAATTCGCGACGATCAACTCGCGTTCAGAGTGGCTCCCGATGAACCCCGCTAAAGGAACATCGGGCCTGCTTGTGGCTCACTGCAGGCTGGTGATTGAGAGCCGCTGCTACCAACAGCGGATGCCGCGCTCGAAGCTTGCAACATCGAGCACTTCCCGTTGCTGATACCCGCCGGGATTAGGGTCGAAGGAGAAGACTGCTTGACTAGGCAGTCTCACTGATCAGCTCAGTGTTTTCGGCATGCCCTGCGATGGGGATCAGGGCATCGGGCAGTTAACGTCAGGCGGACGTGGCGCTGGTTGTTCAGTCGTCCTCGCCCTGGGCCAGCATCTTCTCGATGTCAGCGGCGTTAGGCTTCTGCCAATTCTTGATCTGGCCGGTTTCCAGATCGATGTTGAGGATCAGGTAGTCGCCGTAGTGTTCTCCCGGGAAGAAGTCGGGCACGTAGCCCTCGTAGCTGCCCACCTCGTCGCCCTGGGCGTCCTGGATGCCAGCGGCAAAGCCGTCGCGCACCTTGATGTGAAGGCGAAGCTCGGTCACGTCGACCTGAACCGTTTTCTGCTGGTTGATCTGCATGCTGTGTTCTCCAGTGGATTCCCCCTGATGCGCCCCGCTTGAGGCGCACCGGGGAATCGCCTGTCATGCCGAATACTCGTACCAACTATTCAGCTCCTGTGTTCCATTGCTGTTGTTGAACCTCCAGATGAGTCGGTCAACTACCGCGCCGTCGCGGAAAATGCAGATGTTCTCCTCGACCTTCTCGCACCATCCGACGAACTCACCGGCAGGTCGTGTCATGTGCTTTGCGCTTGCGAAGATGCGGCAGCCGCGCATTGGCCTGAAGAACCGCATCATGCGTACATCCTCACCGTCACGTAGCCGTTGCTGGCCACGACGTGCTCCCAGCGGTTGAAGTAAACGATGCCGCCGAACTTGTTGATCGCGGCCTGTTTGACCTGCTGCACGACCGATTCAACACGCTCGCCCTGGTCGGGAAGAGCAAGCCATTCCAAGCGCTTGCCGTTACTGAGGTGATTGTCGATGTAGAACTGAGCCATTTCGTCTTCCTCCAGTGGATTCCCGAAACACCCGGTCGCCCAGGTGCTTCAGTGAATCGGTTGGACCGGCCTCGCTACTGGCGACAGGCCGGGGTATTGCGTCAGCGATGTCAGGTGCCATATCCCCGCCGCTGATTGCAGGTCAGGCTTCGTCGGTGTGGGCTTCGAGCTTCCTCCTCATGGCGGCAATCAGTGCCTGTTCGCCATGGATCGCAGGCCCTTACAACATGCACGCTACAGCTCTGAATGCCCGATTGAGTGGGGCAGGGTGCATGAGGTCCGGCGCCCCTCAATGCCGAAGCTCGGGGCGCTAATTCAGTTCGGTGTCTCTCCCTTCTGCCGCTGGGATTCGCGGGGCGCATCGCTTGCCGGGTCATTCACTCGGTTCAGGCATTTCGCCTTCGTCAGCCGTACAGGGTTGTCCCTGTCGTGGGCAGCCTTTCGGGGCTGTCTGGCGCCGGTCGCCGGTAGAGGCAATGCGGTCTGTTGGTTGTTGCGCTGGTTGTTAAAGAGCGGCGGCCGGTGAGGGCCTCGGCAGTCCCTGGTTGGTGACTGCTTGAGGTGAAATTTAGAAAACTAAACAGAAATGGTCAAGGCTTATTTTTAGAAAACTTAACTTTCATGGCGCGAACGGTTTAGGTGGGGTGCAAAAAACCCGCTCAGTGGCGGGTTACAGGAGGGGGTATTTAGGAGCCAGGCAGGCGCGCGGGCATGAAAAAGCCCGCATCAGCGGGCTACAGAAAGAATGCTCTCTACTTCGTCGCGGACAGGACCTGGCGCAGACCCTCTAGATCGTCGGCGCGTATCGCGCCTTCGTCACCGCAAACCTTGTACTCAACGGACTTGGCAGTTGCCAATTTCTCGATGGCCTTACGATCAAGATTTATGGTGAATCGTTCGATGGTGGCACTGCCTGCAGATGAGGATGCATAAGTGGCTTCCAGATCGGTCGCTCTCTGGCCATCCACAAGCCAGTTCACAAAATTGCAGCGTCGATATCGACCTTCGTCACCCCAGGTGAGCAGCTCAACCAAATATTTTGCGCTTTGGCCTTCTGGAAGATAGGCGTAGGTGTTGAATGTAAAGGCTTCTGGGGAAGAGGGTACGGTGGACCAGGATACGCTTCGTAGCCCTGTAAACCGGTCAGTTTCGTCTTTGACGCTTACTGCCTGAGCCCAAAGGGGCAGGCTCATTAACCCCATTGCAGCGACTGCAGCGATGATCCGCATCATCCAGCTCCCTAATTTCAGATTTCGAAAGCAGCGCTATAGGAGCACTGAATACCAGAAGACCTTTCCGAGGACGGTGATGCCCGACTCTTTAAGTTGCTGCGCCGTGTATTCCTCATCTGGATGCTCGTCCTGGTTGAAGCTGCGGAAGCGCAAGCCGCCGCCAGGCATCCGATACAGGGTCTTCACGCGGAGCTCGCCGCCGTGATCAACCGCATACATCTTGCCGTCCTTCACCGAGGTTGATCCCTTGTCGACGCCGACTGTGCTGCCGTCTGGAAGGACTGGCTCCATGCTGTTGCCGCGCACGGTCACGCAGACGGCCTGGTCGAACTGCACGCCTTGGTTGCGCAAGGTCAGCTTTCCGAACCGGAGCTTGCGAGTGCCGGATTTCTCGATCACCGTCCGGCCAGATCCGGCGGACAGCTCTACTTCCTTGAGGAACGGCACGTACACCTCATCGTCGTCCAGTGGGGTGTCGTCGTCCCATACGGATATTGGGCCGAGCATGGTGGCATTGGATTTAGTGGGTGACTCAAGCTCGGGTGAGCCTTTGCCGTCACTCAGCCACTCAGGGCTGCATCGCAGCGCTTTCGCCAGGGCCAGCAGGTTTTTCCCCTTCGCACCGTTGGTCCCGTTCACCCAGAAAGTGACCGTCGCCTTCGATACGCCAGTGGCTTCGCTGATGTCGGTGGCGCGGAGGCCAAGGGCCTCCATGCGCGATTTGAGTCGATCTTTGAATTCCATATTTAGGATTCTAAACATTTGGGTGTTTAGATAACTTGCCTTGTTCTGTTTATTTTTCTAAACTCCGGAAAGACACCGGAGAAACACCCATGACCTACGACGAAGCTCTGAATCACTTCGGCACCGGCCGCGCAATTGGTGACGCCCTGGGCGTGACCAGCAGCCGCGTCTCTCAGTGCCGTGCGACTGGCGGGTTCTCCTACCCAATGCAGTGCGTTCTGGAGAAGGAGTCGAGCGGTGCGTTGATCGCCAAGCGCGAAGACGATCCCGCCAGCGCGCTTAAGAATTCCGCCGCTTAACCATTTCCAACCGCAAGGAGCCATAACCATGGGATTCAAAGACCCCCTGACGCAGCGCCGCGACTTGGCCAGGAAGGTTCGTCTGTACCCGCTGCTTGATAGGCAGCTGCAACGAGCCGCTCACAAGGCCCGCCGCGAGTACGCGACCTATCTGTTCGAGATGCTCGAGTGGGCCGCCGTAAATGGCGGCATCGAAGCCCTCATGCCTGACGATCTGAAGGATATCGCGGGCTAGAGGCCCTCAGGAGGGCACGATGGAATTTTGTGAAGAGAACGTGCCGCCAGAGACCAGAGCCAAGATTCATCGCCTGATGGAAGCCAGGGGTTGGACGTTTGAGGAGGCCGTCAACGAGGTCTTGCTCGAAGCAATTACGTCCGGCGCAACGGTATTCGTAGGAAGGCGAAAGGCGCCGGTTCTGGAGCTGGTGGGACTGAAGAGACCCTCTACCGGATAGGTGAGGGCCTCACGAAGGGCCTCTTTAGGGCCTGAAAAGAGCAGGAGATAGGTATGGCTATAGCCAAGCTGAACATTCGAATGGACACCCAGCCCGGCCTGGATGAGCTGGCGTCCCTAATTGCCACCCTTGAACAGGTTTTCGCCGACGCTCCGCACCTTCGCCTGAAGGTCTGCGATCTGCTTCTCACCGGCAGCGACCACCGCCTCAAACCCGGATTTGTCGATTTGGTCGCGGTGCCCGCAAGCAGGGCAGGTGACCCACCGACCATTCAGCTTCAGGTCTCCGACCAATTCCGAGAACTGGTTGCCGCAACTGTCGCAGAAAAGCTTGAGCTCTTGAGTATCGATTAAAGACATGTCCGGCCTCCGATGGCCTTTTCGTGTGGAAGCAAAAAGCTACCACGGATGCGCCGGACACCCAATGCAGCACCGCAACACCAAATCGCAGAGACAAAAAAGCCGGGATTGCGGCCCGGCCTCTTCAACTGCATATGACTGGAGTCGATTATGCATATCCAACCACCAGATGTACAGGGCCTCCAGAGTCCCGCGCCACAAAATGCAGCCAGCGGTTTCGTGGCGCGCACAATGTCGTCCAAGGAGATTGCCAGCTTGACTGGCAAGCGCCATGACAACGTCAAGCGCGACATTGTCGCCATGCTGAAAGACCTCAAGGTCGATCCCCTCAATTTTGAGGACATCTATCTCGACGGGAGAAACCGTGAGCAGGTGCAGTACCTGCTCGACCGCGAGCACACTGATTGCCTGTTGACCGGATATAGCCCGGCGCTGCGTATGAAGGTCATTCGACGCTGGCGGGAGCTGGAAGGTCAGTCAGAAGCGCGCCAGGCCGTGACAGCCAACGGCACCAAGGTGATCGGTGAAATCGCCATCATGGAGTGTTTCACGCGCCTGCTGAAGCCGGCTCCATCGAGCCAACTGGCGATGCTCACCAAAATCGCAGAGAACAACGGGCTCAACCCGCAGTTTCTGCCGAGCTACGCCATCGACTCGCCACCGGATGCCACAGGCGGCAGCTCGATGCCGACCATGGCTGTGACGGCTCTACTCAAACGCCATGCCGTGAACAAGTCGGCCCCCGCCTTTAACCGTGCCCTGGCCGGGCTTGGCTTCCTCCAGGCTCGAACCCGGCAGAACAGCAAGCGCGAACCTGTGTGCTTCTGGTCCGTGACTGATAAGGGCCTGCGCTATGGCAAGAACATCACCAGCCCTCAGTGCCCGCGAGAAACGCAGCCGCACTGGTACATCGATCGTTTCGAAGAACTCGTCGACCTGGTCGGCGTGGGAGCCAAGTAATGGCCGGAGACTGGATCAAAATGCGCGTAGATCTTCAGACGCATCCGAAAGTTTTCCGCATGGTGTCCGCATTGCGTGCGGACAGGTTGCGGGTGATCGGCGGACTGCATGTCGCCTGGAGCATCTTTGACACGCACTCTGCCGATGGCGTGTTGCATGGGTACACCACCGACGCCATGGATGCTGTGATCGGCTGGCCTGGCTTCACTCAGGCCATGGTGGATGTCGAATGGGCGGACATCGATGAGCATGGAAGCCTTGTCATGCCTCGCTTTGACGAGCACAACGGGGCCAGCGCAAAGCGCCGCGCCAACGACAGTGAGCGCAAGCGAGTTTCTCGAAAGGCTGATTCTGTCCGCAATTCGTCCGCAGATGATGCGGACAGAATGCGGATCAGAGAAGAGAAGAGAAGAGAAGAGAAAGAACAAGATCAAAAGCCTTCGTCATCGAGCGATGACGGCGACCTGTTCGCTCGGTTCTGGAAGCTCTACCCGAGAAAGGTTGGCAAGGCCAATGCCGAGAAGGCATGGTCGAAGCTGAAAGTCGACGCTGACCTGTTCGAACGCATGGCGAGCGCGCTGGCTGCCTGGGCGGTTTCGCCGGCCTGGACCAAGGACGGCGGCCAGTTCATCCCGCACCCGGCCACTTGGCTGAACGGCAAGCGCTGGGATGACGAGCTGCCGGCGCCCGGCAATGTCCACCCGTTTCCACCCCGGCGACAGGGCAATGGTCCAGATTTCAACGACACCACATGGGCTGATGACCTGGGGGCGCTATGAGCACGCCGATCACTCCCAAGAGCGTCACGCAGATCATGGCCACGGCCCGCAACCTGCCGGCCGAGGCGCAGGCGCCGGCCAAGCAGCTGGACCCAGGCACCACCGAAGTGGTCAACGCCCTGTTCAAGGAGCTGCAGGCCATCTTCCCGGCATGGAAGCAGGCCTGGCCGGACGACGACGCGCTGAAGGCTGCCAAGCGCAGCTGGATCAAGTCCTTCGTCGCCGCGGGCATCAACACGCTCGAGCAGATCCGCTTCGGCATCCAGAAGTGCCGGGTGCTGGGCACCGATTTCGCCCCGAGCAGCGGCAAGTTCATCAAGCTGTGCCAGCCAACACCGGAAGAGATGGGCATTCCGCCGCTTGCGAGGGCCCTGGCAGAGGCGCTGGAGAATTTCCACCCCAGCAGGGCAGGGTCACGCGTTTGGACGCACGCAGCGGTGCGCCACGCGGCCCTGCAGTGCGAAGCGCAGAACCTGGGGTCGATGGAGGTGGAGCGGGCCGAGAAGGTCTTCGCCCGTGCCTACGACATCACCATCCGCATGCTGGTCGCCGGCGAGCCTCTGGGCGATATCGCCACCGGCATCGGTCACGACAGCCAGAAGAGCGCCGCCCATCTGGCCGACGAGTACGCCAGCCAGAAGCAGGCCCGCCTGCTCGAGGTCCAGCAAATTCCCACTGGTGCAGCCGCTTGCCGTGCTCACCTGCTGGCCAAGTTGAACATCAAGCGCGCCGGGCAGCCGGCCGGGGAGGGGGTGTGATGAATTCCCTATGGCTGGCCTTCGTCTTCGCGCTGTGCGCGCTTGGCGGATGGGTTGGCGCGCACGAGAGCATCAAGAACGACTGTGACCGCATTGGCGGCTTCTACATCGGCAACACCACCTACAACTGCACCATCGGGAGGGCCAGGCCATGACCGAGAAGATCAGCGTCAACTGCCAGGCCAAGCTCTCCGAGGCCGTGACCATGCTCACCCGCCTGTTCCGCGACAAGAAGTTCGTCGTGGTCACCATGCGCCCGGGCAAGGACCGCACTCTGGACCAGAACGCTCTGTGGTTCGCGTTCTACAAGCGCATCTCCGAGATGACCCAGATTGGCGATGCCTCGGAGGCCCGCAAGTACTGCAAGTTGCACCATGGAGTGCAGATCCTGCTGAACGAAGACCAGGATTTCCAGGCGGCCTGGTACCGCGTCATGCGCCACCTCTCCTACGAGGAGAAGCTAGACATGATGGGCGACTGCAAGCTGTTCGGGCCGGACGGCATGCCGGTTACCAGCCTGTTCAATCGCGCCCAGGGCGTGGCGTACACCGACCGCATCCTGGCCGAGTTCACGGTCAAGGGTGTTTTCTTCGGCGACCTGGTGGGCGAGGTGGCGGCATGAAGCATGGATATTCAGCCATCACTGCGCTCCTGGGCGGCGCGCTGGCAGCACAGCTCTCAATGATCGGCGTGTACATGAACGGGCCAGCCTTCTGGGCGATCTTCGGTACCGCGCTTGCCATGGGTGGCGTGTTCTACAAATGGGGTGACGAGATATGAGCCAGCAATGCGAATGCCACCGCTGCATCGAAGAGCACCGGCTGGGCATGGAAGGTCCATTCGGCTGGGTACCGTTGTCGTCCACCAAGATGATTCTGTGCCCGGTGTGTGGCTGCAAGCGCTGCCCCCATGCGAGTGATCACGACCTGGCGTGCACCGACAGTAATGCGCCTGGCCAGCCTGGGAGCGTATACCAATGACCACCCTGAAAACACCGAAGCCGAAAAAGTGCGAAGCACCAGGTTGCGGCAAGCACTTCAAACCGTCCATGACCACGCAGAAGGTGTGCAGCGTCGCCTGCGCCAAGGCCATGGCCAAGGACCCGAAGCTGCAGAAGATAGCGGCCAAGGCCATCACCAAGCAGGCCCGGCAGGACCTGCAGGAGCGACGTGAGAAGCTGAAGACCCGGCGCGAGCATATGAAAGAAACCCAGGACGTGTTCAACGCCTACATCCGCGAGCGTGACGCTGGCCTGCCGTGCATCAGTTGCGACTCAAGCCCGAGCGACCACGACCTCATCACCGGTAGCCGCTGGGACGCGGGCCACTATCGGTCCGTGGGCGCCTGCCCGGAGCTGCGCTTCGAGCCGCTCAACGT